AAGCCGACTCTGCAGGAACATACAATCTTTTACTTGCTGCAAAGTCTATTCCATCTCCGGCATCTCCGCCAAACACGGTTGAGTCAACCACGATGGAAGATCCACAGCAGACATTTGAGAAAGGTATTAAGACAGCGGATTCCCGGGAAATCACCGGAAACCTTGCGAAAGAATATCTGGAAAACATTGAAAAGCTGGGAGATAAAAAGGTCGACATTATCCACCTGTACGGCACAGATGGAATCGGTGGCGTGGCAAAATACGCATACACCGGAACTGTTACCGCGACACCGAATGATGTAGGCGGTGTAGATGAAATCCTTGAAATGACCGCAACTGTTATTCCAAGCACGGCATCGGAACTCGTTACCGACAAGCTGAAAGTCGTTGATAACAACGATGGAACATTCACTGTAACAGTGGTGGGGTAAAAAGCCTATCGGATGAGCAATCGACCACACCGATAGGCGAGGACGAACGGTCGATAGCAGAACTTGAAGCAATAAGATAAGCAACAATGGGGCGGTGGAAACACTGCCCCTTGCCAATTAGGGCAGAAAGGCAAGGTAAAACATGAAAGTTAAATTAGGTGGAAAAGAATATACAATTCAGTTTGCAACAAGACCATCGTTAAAATCACATATCTTACAGGATATTATGAAGACACAGGACATGGAAGATATTTCTTCTATGGAAGATATTCTTCTTGAAACACTTCCTAAGACGCTTCTTGTAGGATTGCAGATGCATCACAATGAAGAATTTGGATATGATTACAAAACAAACGAAGGCTACGATGAGAAACTTGAGAAGGTGTCCGACATTCTCTATGATGCGATTGACACAAACGAGATTAACTGCATGGATTTATTTGCTGATATGCAGGAGGAAATGATGGCAAACGGTTTTTTAGCGCAGATGATGGAGTCGTTGGAGAAAGCGCAGGAGCAGGAGCAGGAGCAGGAGAAGAAAAAGACCCCATCCAAAGCGAAAGCCAAGAATTAACATGGGAATATTACGTTGCGGAAATCCGTCCGTTTTACCTTGTGGTAACGAAAGGCTACGGATTTTCCGTTGATGATATAGATATGATGAATCCAGAGTTGCTTAAGCCTTATGTGGATGCATATAAGGCAGAATGGAAGCAACGCGATATGGAAATGTATATGTGGTTCGGCAGATATGCAACGTCAGCACTTGTGACCGCAATAGACGCGACATTCGGTAAGGGTAATAGTAAGTACGTGAAAGAAACTTGCTATGATTCCATTGAAAAGCAGAATACGGACGATCCCGATGCAGAGATACGAGAAATGCTTAAGGCGGAAGAAGCATGGGCGGCTGAATCAAGGAAATCACATTTACCAAAGCCAAAGATAGTTTAAGAAAAGAGGTATTGCTATGGCAGTAATTATCGGAAGTGCGCGGCACGATGAACACGGCAACTGCTATTCTGGTGGAAAAGCCGGAGACCAGACCGGACAGGAAGTGTCTACGCAGAAGTTTTACAACCATTCTAAGGGATGGTACGTGCTAAGGGCGAAGGACGATAGGGTTGCGGAGAAGTTAGCCGAAGCTATGCAGATTGCATCTGACAATAAAAATATCGGCTATGACCAATCGGAACGCTACGGAGTCATTAAACATGGAATTAACACAAAGGTCAAGACGGAATGCGATTGTTCTTCTCTTGTACGTGCCTGTATTATCTATGCGTCCGGTAAGGATGTGGGAGATTTCAATACATCAAATGAACGACCGGTAATTTTGAAATCCGGTTTGTTTGATGATATGGGTTCATATCATGCCGGGTTTGTTCTTCGCAACGGAGATATTCTTGTGACACGCATAAAAGGACACACAGTTATTGTTGTAAAAGGCGCAAGAAAATGCAAAAACAAGTATTATCCGAAGTATAAGGGAAACTCAAACTCAATCGTTGAAGCATTAAAAGCGGTTGGGGAAGATGATGTATCGAAAGAACATCGTGCGGAAATCGCAAAAAAGAACGGATTTTCCAATTTCAAGTTTACGTCAGAGGAAAATTCAAAGATGCTTTCTCTTCTGAAAAAGGGAAAACTGAAAAAGTAATTCAAGGGCGGTAAGGGTCAAATCTTACCGTCTTTTTCTTATGTAGAAAGTTGGTGGATAAATGGAATTAGAGTCTCTTGAAATAAAAATCCAAGCACAGGCACAACAGGCAAGCGGTCAGATAGACGCGCTTGTGACAAGACTTGGGCGATTATCTTCCGCGCTTTCTGGACTTAGTACCGGAAATCTGAATAGTCTTTCCACAGGGGTAAACCGACTTGCAGGGGCAATGACGGCAATGCGTGGAATTGACACACGAACTTTTTCTGCGGTTGCAAGAAATGTAAGCAAATTAGGCTCTATCAACAGCAAGCAGATTAATGCTGCGGCTGGTTCTATGCGTCAGATTTCCAATGCATTAAAAGGGATTTCTGGAATGTCGGCATCCGTTAAGGGTCTGACCGACCTTGCATCTGCAATCAAACAGCTTGGCTACCAGAGTTCCACCAAGGCGATTGAAAATATCCCAAAACTTGCCACGGCAATGCGACAGCTTATGTCCGAACTGTCGAAAGCCCCTAGTGTAAGCCGGAATATTATTGACATGACAAATGCATTGGCAAAATTATCACGTACCGGTGGAGCGGCAGGAACAGCGGCAAAAAGCATCACAAGCTCATTTAGCGGATTTAGTTCCGGTGCTTCTGCGGTTACTAAGAAGTCGTTTTCCCTTGCGTCTGCAATCGGAAAATTGTATGCAACGTATTGGGCTTTATTTCGCGGATTTAGGCTACTTGGAGACGCTATTGACATATCATCCTCACTGACAGAGGTTGAGAACGTTGTAAGGCAGACATTCGGGCAGTATGAAAGTCTAATTAACAATTTCGCAAAAACATCCATTGAAAAATTTGGTATGTCCGAATTGTCCGCGAAACAGTTTGCAAGCCGTTTCCAAGCAATGGGAACCGCCCTTGATATTCCACAGGGGAAAATGGCAAATATGTCTATCCGGTTGACAGAATTAGCCGGAGATATGGCTTCCTTTTATGATGTGAGTCAAGAAGATATTGCCAAGAGTCTGCAATCTGTATTTTCCGGTACTACGGCACCTATGCGGCGTTATGGTATCGACTTGACACAGGCAACATTAAAGGAATGGGCGTTAAAGCAAGGACTTGATGCGAACATTTCTTCAATGACGCAGGCTGAAAAAGCCATGTTGCGTTATCAGTATGTGCTTGCGCATACAACCAATATCACCGGAGATTTCGCACGTACAGCCGATACATGGCATAACCAGATAACCATGCTTAAAGAGAACTTCAAAGCACTTGGAGCGGTAGTTGGTGGTGGTTTAATCAATGCATTCAAGCCATTTATCAAGGCACTTAATTCAGTTCTGCAAAAGGTTATTTCCTTCGCAGAGATGGTAACAAATGCTTTAGGTTCTATCTTCGGATGGAAGTATGAAGCAAGCAAAGGGGCAGGAATCAGCGGTCTTGCTGATGATATTGGAAGCGCATCTGACGGCATGGACGATTTAAGCAATGCCGCAGGAAACGCAGGGAAAAACACGGGTGGTATCGCAAAAAATGCCAAGAAAGCAAAAAAGGAAATCCAACAGGCAACTCGTGCATTTGATGAATTAAAGGTTATTTCAAAACAAAGTAAAGATAATACTTCCGGTTCCGGGAATAAAGGTTCTGGTTCTGGATCTGGTTCAGGTGCTGGTGGCGGCACCGGTGCTGATGGTGGATTAGTTCAGACGGACACCATCTTTAAGAAATTCAAAAGCAAAATCAAAGACCTTGAACAGTTGGGAGAGTCTATTTCCGGTGCGTTAATTAACGCAATGAAAAAAATTAAATGGGAAAAAGTGTATGCAAAAGCTGAAGGTTTTGGAAGGGGATTAGCCAAATTCCTTAACGGACTATTTAAAGGGCAAAAAGGAACAACGCTTTTCGGAGAAACCGGAAAACTGATCGCAAATTCATTAAACACGGTGCTTCATGGATTGGATTCGTTTGGAACGACATTTAATTGGAAGCAATTTGGAAATTCAATCGCGGACGGAATAAACAAGTTTTTCCAAAACTTTGACTTTGCATTATTGGCTAAAACGCTTAATTCGTGGGCGCAGGGCGCGTTTGATACAGTTACGACAGCATTAAGTAAAATTTCATGGAAGGATGTATGGAACGGAGCAAAGGAGTTTTTAAGCAACCTAGATGTAAAAACAGTTGGAATCATAATCGGTGCGCTGACAATCAAAAAAATTCTTGGATTACATCTTGCAAAAACCGCACTTGATATAATCGGAACTTCCATTTCAAAAGCAATAGCTGGTTCACTTGCATCAAGGCTTGGCGTTGAAATTGCGGCAAATGAGGGAATCTCGGCAGTATTGTCTACCGCTTTGTCAAAAAAAATAGGTGGGGCGTTTGCTACACTTGGAACAACTGTTTCAGCTGGTGTCAAAGCTTTATTCGGTAGCGGTGCGGCAGAGAGCGCACTTTCTTTTATCAGCCCGGTAGCAAAAGCTATAACCGGGATTGGCTCTGTTGCGATTGGCGCATTTACTGCAATATCAAACTTTGTGACCATGTTAAAGAACGGATTCAGTTGGCTTAATGAAGCACTTATGCTTGTCGGAGTTACGATTACGGCAGTCGGAGCGGTTATTTTAGGGGTAGCGGCAGCACCTGCAGCGATTACCGCAGGAATAGTAGCCGGTGTTGCAACGGCGGCTGTAGTAGTCAAGGATCATTGGAAAGAAATAAAAGGAATTTTCTCAAAAGCAGGAGATTGGTTTAATACTAATGTGATTAAGCCAATAAGCGGTTTTTTTAAGGGATTATGGGAATCTGTTTCCGGTTTTTTCTCTTCTTTATGGAAAGATATATCCGGTGTATGGAAAACAGTTTCTGGATGGTTCAATACTAATGTTATAACTCCTATTGTTTCATTTTTCCAAGGATTTTCGAAAAGAGTTGGTCAAATCTTTGAAGGATTGTGGATCATTGTCAAGGCTGTATGGATTGTTGTTTCTGATTGGTTTAAATCAAAGGTAATAGAGCCAATAAAGAAGAATTTTGAATTATTGAAATCGGCAGTATCAACTGCATTCAAGGTTCTATGGACAACTGTAAAATCGGTATGGGCGGTGGTTTCCGGTTGGTTTAAGGAGCATGTTACAACACCTATCAAGAATGCTTTTAGCTCAGCAAAAGAATCTATTCAGAAAGCTTTTAGCTCGGCAAAGACAGCGGTAACCGGGGCGTGGAACAGTGTTTCTAGTTGGTTTAAAGAACATGTAACCACCCCGATAAAAAATGCTTTCTCGAAGATGAAAGAAAGTGTAGCTGAAATATTCAGCAAATTATGGAATAGCGTGAAAAGTGGCGTTGCCGGGGCAATGAACACCGTAATTTCAAGAATTGAAACAGCAATAAATTCATTGATCGGTGGAGTGAATACCGTTTTGAGAGGGTTTAACAGTGTTGTTTCTGCGGCGGCTAAAGTAGCAAAGGTAAAGTGGAGCGGAGTCGATCTTGTGCCAAAAGTGAGCCTACCTAAAGTAAAGGCTTATGCAACGGGCGGTTTTATGGATAAATATAGCATAGCAACAGTTGGAGAAAACGGGCTTCCGGAACTTATGGGAACGGTCGGAGGTAAGCCGGCGGTCGCAGGAAGCCAAGAAATTACTGGAATCAAAGATGCTATCAATTCAACATCTGCGCAAGAGGTTTCCTTATTGCGACAGCAAAATCAGTTATTGCAAGCTATTTTACAGAAAAATTTCGGAATTACTACAAGCGACATAGGAAAAGCTGCAAGGGATTATGGGAGAGAACATTACAATCGAACCGGAGACAATGTCTATGTTTTTTAGTGACTTCTATAATCGAACGTGATATAATTCTAAATAAATCATATCACAAGAAAGGAGTCATTATGAGAAGCACAAAAAAATTATTAGTAGCGATGGGGTTGGCATTTGCCGTTTTGATTTCGGCTATGCCAATCCAAAATGCAGATGGGAAACAGATTGTTGCACAGGCGGCAACTATCAAATTAAGCAGAAAGACTCTTAATTTAAAAATTGGAGAATCCGCAACATTAAAGATAAGCGGAATGAGGAAAACTGCTAAATGGAGTAGTGGCAATAAATATGTTGCTTCTGTAAATAAGTCTGGAAAGGTTCTGGCGGTTGGAGAAGGAACGACGTACGTAAAAGCAAAAATTGCAAAGAAAACGCTTTCTTGCAAAGTTACCGTCACTTCTTCCTTTAATGCGAACAAGGTAAAGAAAAACATCTCAATTGAATACCAAGATAGTGGTCATGGAGTTGTTGCTATCTTGAAAAACAACAACAAGGTAAATGTTGATCTGGACGCAAAACTTGTATACTACAAAAACGGTAAAATGCTGGATAGCAAAAGTGATTGTAACAGAGCTTTTGAATCCGGTAAGGAATGTGTTCTTTATTTTGACGCACCGAGCGACTCTGATTATAACGATGTTTCTTATGATAACTATAAAATGTCGTTGAGTGTTGATGAAGCAACAAATGCTGTTTGTGATGTTCGCAATATAATGGTTCAATCGGACATTGGAGCAGATAATGTTACGGTTGAAGCTACAAACGATTCCGGAAAAGATTTTTCATTTGTGAAAATTTCTTGCGTAATGTATGATGCATCTGGCAACTTGATCAAATATGATTATCATTATGCAGAATGTGAAAAGAATGGAGATACAGATTATTTCTCGTTTAGTTTTCCGTACGATTCAAATTACGATACGATCTATCCGAGCAGCTATAAGATATATGTTGATGAAGCATATACATATACTTGGTTACAGTAAAAATTGAAAGATAAATGATACTTAAGCCGTGGAAACACGGCTTATTTTAATTCAAAAGCGGATTGACACAAAATCAAAAATAGTCTATCCTTATTACTAAGGAAACAACTTTATCCGTGAAGATGCGGATTACTTACTTGAACGCCATACTGTACGAAAGAGGAAACCAATGTGATTTCACAAGTGGCTTCCTCTTTTTTATTCAGATAAAAATGTATGGAGGTAGACACGAATGAAAAAATCACAACTTATGCTTAAGATTCAAAACGGCATTGAGGTATTTGAGAATCCAATATTCGGACAGATCAGAATGGTCATGGTCGATGATGAACCTATGTTTTGCCTTATTGATGTTTGCAGGGCATTGGAAATGTCAAACAGCCGTATTGTTGCTGATAGACTAGACGAGGATGAACGACGTAAGTTAAACTTACCCCGTCAAGGAGAAACTTGGTTTGTTACTGAATCCGGCTTATATGCGGTTATTCTTCGGAGTGACAAACCGAACGCAAAGAAGTTTCGCAAGTGGGTAACATCCGAGGTTCTTCCTACAATCCGTAAAACAGGTGGGTATGTCAATAATGATGAATTATTTATTTCTACTTACCTGCCGTATGCAGATGAAAACACTAAGCTGATATTTTCCCAGACATTAAAAACTGTTAGGGAGCAGAACGAAACCATTAAAAGGCAGCAGAAAGAAATCATCCATAAAGAAGATGTTATTATCGGACTCGTTGATGATATTGACTTGGCAACTAAGAGACAGCGGATAACGCAGATTGTCCGTTTCGGTGCCGATGGAAAGTATCAAGAACGCTATTCATTGCTTTATGGAGAATTTGAAAGGAAATATCACTGCAACCTTAAATCAAGGATGGAAGGGTGCGCACTCAAGCCCAAAGTAAGAAACAAGATGGATTATATCGACAGGGAAATGGGAATGATTCCGCAGTTGTACGAAATCGCTTGCAAACTTTTTGAAAACGATGTAGAAAAGCTGAAATCTGAATGGGAATCAGTAGTAGCTTAAAATTTAATCAAATGGATAGCATCTACCAAAAGGTAGGTGCTATTTTTATACCCATTTTTAGGAGGTAAACGATGGGATATGGCGGATATTTAGTAAAGTTTGGGAATTATACCATACCGAACAATTTAATAAAGCAGGACACGTTTAGTTCCTATGTAAATATGCAGGACAAAGACCCTTGGACGGATGAAAACGGATATGAGCATCGTGATGCCGTGGAACTGAAAGCCTTAAAGGTTGAGTTTGAAACCAAAGCCATGCTGACCGAAAAGCAGTTTGATGATTTTTGGAAGAATATTGAAAAGAACTATACCAAGGCAAAAGAGCGTGGTGGCTATATCACGGCATATGTACCGGAGAAACGCGGATATGTGACACAGTACGGATATATCGCTGATATTCAGCCTACGTTCTATTCTGTGGCACATGGGAAGATTAAGTACGACGCAATCAAATTTTCGTTTGTAGGTGGTGTATATGATAAATAGCAGTTTGAAAGAAAAGTATTGGGATTCCTCGACAGATAAGCAGATGGTCATATCTGTTGTTGGAACGAATCAGAAAATAGACAATTCGATGCTTGAAATCGGTACGTTTGCGCTCGAAGAAAGTCTTTGTTCGGAATCTGAATTAAAGTTTGGAGCGTGCGAAGCGAATTGTGTAAAATTCACGGCACGAAACACCGCAGGAAACATTATTGGAAAAACAATTTCTATCGAAGAAACGATTGGCGGAGATAGCCAAAATCCGATGCCATACGGAGTTTTTAAGGTTGCATCCGATGTTCCTACGGCTGACCGAACAAAACGGCAGATTACGGCATATGACGCTATGTATGACATTATCAATACAGATGTAAAGTCTTGGTATGCAGGACTTAGCTTTCCAATGACACTTAAGCAGTTTCGTGATAGCTTCTTTGCACATCTTGGAATTGCGCAAGTCGAAACGAGCCTTGTCAATGATTCCATGACGGTCAATAAGACGATTGTAGCCACACAGACGGACGATTCAAGTGCAGTCACAGAAGAATCCGCTATCAGCGGAAAAACCGTTGTAACGGCAATATGCGAGATTAACGGATGCTTTGGAAACATCAACCGGAATGGCAAGTTTGAGTATGTCTTTCTGAAAAAAATCGTAAGCGCACTTTATCCGGCAGAAGATTTATTTCCGGCAGACAATTTATTTCCGTCTGATGCAAATACAGAGTCTATGACCGGACACTATATCACGTTCGATTATGAGGATTTCCAAAGCAAGGCAATCACACAGCTTGAAATCAAGACAAGTGAAGATAATGCCGGTGCTATTGTAGGAACTGCCGGAAACAACTATTCGATTACAGGAAATTTTCTTGTATCGGACAAGACCGGAGCGGAACTTGCACAGATTGCAAATAACCTATTGCCGATTATGAAACAGGCGGTATATACACCGATTAAAAGTTGCACTTGTGTCGGAAACCCATGTCTGACGCTTGGCGAACCAATCCGGTTCAATACCACAAGAGAAATTGTCGAAACGTATCTATTGCAACGCACCCTAACCGGAGTGCAAAGCAAGAGAGATTCAATCTCGGCACAGGGCACGCAGACACACTCTGCAAAGGTTAATTCTATCAGAGACACGATTGAAAGTGTGGAAAGACGTACCGGAAAGTTAGAAAGGAACGCAGACCATCTTCAATCCACGTATGAGGATTTAGAAGAACAGACAAACTCTAAGTTTGAGCAGACCGCAAAAAGCATTTCCGCAGAAGTCGATCGTGCACAAAAAGCGGAAGGGCAATTAGACGCATCATTGGAATTGAAACTTGGAAGAGACGAGAACGACCAAGTTATTTCAATGATCAATGCAAGTGCCGATCAGATTATGCTTCGTGGAAACAGGCTCATAGTCGAAAGCAACAACTTCAGACTTGATGGAGCTGGACGAGTAACAATAATCGATTCGCTAAACTTTAATTCGACAGCGCTCGGTGATGACCTTACAATTATTGGGCTTGACGGAAGAGGCAGACCCATGCTGCAAAACATACTCATTGACCTAGGCACTGTAACAGATTCAAACGAGGAAAACTTGGCAACTGAAAGTTATGTTGACAATTCGCTGAGCGACTACGCAACCAAAAGCGAATTGCCAAGTGGGTATTTTACAGATGTAGATTATACACTTAATGATAGCTCTACAACCAAGTATTCGCCCAGACACTTTAATAAAGTGTCTAATTTTGGCTCGAGGGAAAGTACCTTGGATATCGAGGGTCTTTTGATTTCTATTCCGAGTTCCGATAAAAGGCTGAAAAATAATATACAATCATTAAGGGATATTAAAAGCGTTTATATGGCAATGTGCCCGGTTGAATATACATGGAAACCCGGATACATCACGCAACACACAGGCTTACAGTTTGGTTTAATTGCGCAGGATTTAGAGAAGATTTTGCAGGATGCCGGATTGTCCGATAGCGGACTTGTACTAAAAGAAAATGCCGAAGAGGATGAAAAAGCAATTCACGGAGATTCAAAGACATGGAAAATTGACAAGGAAAATCTCCATGCAATGCACATACAGATGATCCAGATGCAGCAGAAAGAAATCGAACTTTTGCAGCAGAAAAACGAAGATCTGGAACGCAGATTATCAGCGCTAGAAAGGAGTGCGAGCCATGCAGAAAATATATAGCCGTATCAACTGGGAGAATTTTCCCAGCGAAAAAACAGCGGTAAATGAATCCAATCTTAATAAGATGGACTTGGCGATTGACAATCTGGATGATCGTGTGGTTGCTATGGATGCAGCGAAGGTCGATCTGACAAAGGCAAATGAACTTGTGAAAGAAATTCTTTGGGATGAATCAAACGGCACGCTGACGGTCGTTAAGATGAATGGTTCTAGGGCGGTCATTGATACCAAATTGGAAAAGTTGGCGGTCAACTTTACATACAATCCGCAGACGCAACAATTAGTAATCACGCTTGATGATGGCACAGTGCAGAATGTGGATTTATCCGCGCTGATCACGCAGTATGAGTTCTTGGATTCTGATACAATCGCATTTGCAATCGGCAGTGACGGTAAGGTGTCCGCAATCGTGAAAGAGGGAAGTATCCAAGAAAAGCATCTGCGCCCGGATTATCTTGCAGACATTAAGGTTGAATCTGCAAAGGCTGTAGCATCTGCCAAAAGTGCAGGAGAATCCGAAACCAACGCGGCAAAATCTGCTACAGACGCCAAGGACAGCGCAGATCGGGCGCAGGGAATCGAAAGCGAGATTAACAAAAAACTCAAAATGGCAGAGTTTGATGTGAATGAGGATGGGGAGTTGGTTTATACGGACAATTCGGCATATAACTTTGTCGTTGACAATGACGGAAATTTAAATTGGGAGGTGGCTTAGAATGGCTATAGCAGGAAGAGTGGCAATTGTGCCAAAGGATGTCTATGACGCATCCTTGCCTTACAAGCGGTTAGATGCAGTAATGCATAACAACACGCTTTACATTGCGAAAAAGAATGTTCCGGCAGGGAAAACACCGGGAGCAGATACGAAAGACTATTGGATGAGCGGACCATCTGCAGGAGCAAGCGCGCCAGCGACAACCACATCTAACGGTCTAATGTCCGCAACCGACAAAAAAGCAATTGAGGTTTTGAAAAAACCGCTGGCTACTTGCGCGACAGGTCGAGCTGCGGCGGCTAAAGTTGCAACATTGGCAAACTTTGTATTACAAGTCGGTACGAGCATTGCAGTTAAATTTACGGATACGGCGGGCACAGCAAATCCAACAACCGGGAACCTTACACTTAATGTAAATGGCACCGGGGCGAAAACCATAGGATATGTTCGGAACGGGAATAAGGCGGCTATTTCTTATGCAAGCGGAAATTTCTTCTATAATAATGCGACCCATATATTTACTTATGATGGTACATTTTGGTTGTGCATGGACTGGAACGCTGATAACAATACAACATATTCCAATTTTGTAAAATCAGGTGCTGGTGCGAAAGCCGGTCTAGTTCCTGCACCATCGACTACAGCAGGAACGAGTAAATATCTAAGAGAAGATGGCACATGGCAAACACCACCGGACACGAAAACAAGTGTAGTGAATAATCAGACAACCACGGTTGCCGGATATGCGTTAGATGCGCGGCAAGCAAATCCGAATCTGGACGGCACGCTGGCCAAGCAGGTAGCTGATTTAAACGGCAGATTAGGAACTTTCGATTTTATCCCAGATGGTAGCAATTTAAATTATTACACATCTGGAGTATATATGATTGGGGACACTGATAAATTAGAAAATTCGCCAGGTGCAAGTTGGTCAATTCTCATTGCATTTGGTACTAATTCTATATATAGCGTTCAAATCGTTATAAGTGTGATCGATAGCAAAAATAGTATATATGTAAGATCCAAAACTGAAAGAAATGAATGGTGTTCTTGGTTTAAAAAATAAACAAAAAATACAAATTAAAGTGTTCTCCACTCAGACCATTCAGTTGCCCATGCACAGTTGCGTATTTTAATGTAAGTACTAAAACCGCTAATAAGGATTTGGCACTCGAAATAAAGACCATTGTTTTCACCAAAACTAAATCCAAATACACTTTCGCCTGTAGGACACACAAGAAAATATACGAATACACCTGACTGCAAATCTGCAAAATATTTAGGGTTTTGGCTGGTCATTTTGATATCATCTATATATTTTACAACTAGGGGAATGTTTATTTTTAAACTGCCGTTTAAATAAGTTTAGTAACCCGTAAATTTACACATAGAAAGGAATAAAAATTATGGACAAAATTATTTTGAAAAACAAAACAGAGTTCGAGATCGCCGAAGGAGCGAGTCTCGGCAATATTCAGATTCAGTCGAAAGATTTTGACGGAATTAAAACAATCACAGACGCTTTCACAGCGGACAACCTTGCAGAAGTGACATTTACACATAATGGCGAAACATCCGGCAAGTACACCGATCTGAAATCCGATGGGTTTACATATATGCCGAACATGGGAGAGGATGGCGCAGAAGACGGTACATATACCGTAACGGTAAGACTTAGAACAAAGACGGAAATGGAAAAAGCAATCGATGAGCTTAAAGCAGGACACGAAGCAAACGCAGAAGCAATCGAAGAATTGGCAAGCATTACCGCAGAAAGTGAGGTGTAGGATATGGTTAAATTCTACGTGAGACGTATTCTTGTAGAAAAGAAAATGACGATTGATGAAGTGCCGATGCGTTGGCGCGCAAAAGTGCAAGAAGAGATTGAGAAACAGCTCTCCGCTTCTCTGCAATGACATTTCCTGTCGAAACTTGCGACCGAAAATCCTTGAAATCATGCATCTTGCAGTGATACTATGGACTTGTCCGAAAGGACACTTCAAGTTCTGGCATGGGTGGGGTTTGGCATGGCTCCGCCCATAATTGGGGATTGACTATGCCAAACACACGTTCTATAATTGGGTATAAGGATTGGGGGTTTTGTTATGGACTTTAAAAAGATGATAATTGAATTACTTGATAAAATCGATGATTCAAGGATTTTACGTTGTATCTATATTGTTGTTTCAGAAATTGTAAAGGAGATTGAAAAATGAAAAATTCAAAACTTGAAATCAGGTCAATTGATGAAAAAAGCATTTATTGCGAAGTTTTGATTGACGGTCATGTCGTGCATGGAGTGCGCAGTATACGATTTGAAAAGAAAGCGCAATCCATGCCTGTTGTTCACCTTGATTTTAATTGCATCAATATGTCAATAGACTCTCCGTTTGTTACAAGATTAGAAGGAAATGACGGAGAGAGCGAGATTGAGATTAAATTTAAGAATCAAGACCACGCCATATAGGGCGCATGATTGGGGGTGTTGAAATTGGGAGAAGAGTACTACAAAAATGAAATCATTAAATTGATTGAAAAATGCGACAATACTAGATGGCTTCGAGCCATATACGTATTTGTAAAAGAACTGTTAAAATAAGAAGAAAGCCAAGGGTTTGCGCATTGCCCTTGGCTTATTTTTATTTCTTCTCTGAAATCATATCAACAAATTCCTCTAGTTTATCCCAGCCATCTTTATCTAGCTGCGCTAGCGCAGAAATCAATTTCTTTTTAAAATTTCCGTCTTCTGATTTCATAACATCTGCAAGCATTTTTGAAATTTGCTCATCTTTTGTTTCCGGCATAAACATTTCTCCGTTTCCGGTGCGAAGCCAATCTTCATTAACGTTGCATTTCTCACATACAAGTTTGATAAATGCATCTGATGGATTTCTTCTTCCGGATTCATAGCTAGAAATGTTTTCTTTTGATATTTCCAAGTAATTTGCAAATGTTTCCTGAGTTTTCCCATTAGGATTGCTTTTTCTTATCTCCTTTAGGCGCTCCTTCATATTAACACCTCCTTTCAACTTGATTATACAAGTCACAATCGCAAATGTCAACGACAAAAATTGTACAATGTACAAAAATAACTATTGACAAAGATTGTACAGCGTACTATTATAAGAATGTACAAAGTACAAGAAAGGGGGAACAAAAGTGAAAAAGCCAAGCATTTCAGACGTTGCGTTAGTGGTGTCAATCTTAACTTTGATTTTTGTTGTAATCAATTCTTTTATATGAAATGCGAAATTATGCTCCATATAAAAGCCAAGACTGATACAGTAACCGCAATCCATCCTTTGATATCTGCCTTGCTAGATGTTTTTACTGCGGTTTCAGATTGAGCCTTAGAACTTTCTGCAATTTCTTTTGCTGATTCAGCTTGCATCTTTGCGGATTCGGCAATATCGTGAAGTTCTTTGCTTGTTTGCTCAATAAAAGCGGTTTGTGCTTCTAGCATCTCAATCGGGGATTTGCCATCTTCGTATTTAGGCATTTCGATGTCTGTGACGGATTTGTTGAAAAAACCATCCAATTGTGGACGAGTAGGTATGTAGCGCATATGGAAATCTCCTTAAGTTTTTAAGGAATTATATCATGGAAAGGAAGTGAATTCAATGAGTGAAAAGGAAAAGCGCGTTGTTGAAAAACTTCGTGATGCCATTCCGAATATGACAGATTTTCAGAAAGGATATGTCCTTGGAATGGTAGAGAGTTCTGTTTCAAAAAATAGCGAGCAGGAAGAAGGAAATAATGAGAGGAGAGAAAATGGAACACAAACCACAAAAAATTGAGATTAAGCCAAGAAAAGAGGGAGAACCACCGTCAAGCATTCATCTTTTTGTAGATGGACATGAAATCAAAGGAATTAGAAAACTTGATTTTTCTGTAGAACCAAACGGTCTTCCACATTTGGTGCTTGATTTACAGGCATTTAATTTGACTGTTGATGCCGTTTGCTTGATATATCAGGAAAAAATCGGGGCAATCAATCTTCAGATTGCAGACGAAGAAAACGAAAGGGGTGATAATGGGTGGAAGAAAAAAGATACCGGCTTTTAGACGAAGAAGGAAAAGCTGTAATTGTAAAGAAAGACAAGGATAGATACATCGGTCTTGATGAATTGGCACAGCATATAGCAATGGATATTGTTGATGATTACCAAAGTATTTTGGATGGCGATAAGAAAATCGAAGATACAAACATTGAATTATCCGTCAAAGTTCTTACCGCCATTTCTCCGGTCATTAAAACATATTAGAAATGTTTTATGTTACGGAATGGGTTTTCTGCCACCTCTACGCTGGATAATTGATTTTCTTCTTTTGGTAGAGATTCTTTGATTTCTTCACGGTATTGGTCGTACTTGGTTTTGAAATCATTGAAAGAATCATTGCATCCACAGATTTTAGCGATAGCGTAGGCAGATACATATTCATTGTTCAAAAATTCACCTCCCTTATTTGATGATAAGGGGATTATACCACAGAAAGGAGAACTATGAACGAATTACAGATTTTCAATAATGAAGAGTTCGGAGAAGTCCGAATGACAGAGATTAATGGGAAACCGTATTTTGTAGCAACAGATGTTGCAACCGCACTTGGTTATACGAACCCGCGCAAAGCGATTAGTGACCATTGCAGGGGGGTAACAAAACGTGACACCCCTACATCTAGTGGAGTGCAACAGATGTCATACATAAATGAGGGGGATTTATACCGACTTATTATGAAATCTAAATTACCTAGCGCAGAGAAATTTGAAAAATGGGTAATGGAAGAAGTCCTTCCGTCAATCCGTAAGAATGGAGGTTACATAGCAGGGCAGGAAACCTTATCTGATGAAGAGTTGCTTTCCAAGGCACTTATGGTGGCACAACGAAAGATTGACGAAAAGAACAATATCATTGCTATGCAGGACTCACGAATCCAAGGAATGATACCTAAAGAGATTTTCGCTGATGCAGTATCAGCAAGCCATACATCAATCCTCATTGGAGATTTAGCAAAGCTGATTTGTCAGAACGGTGTGCAGATAGGACAGAAGCGGTTGTTTGAGTGGTTACGAGAGAATAACTTCCTTATTAAAAGCGGTACTTCTAGGAACATGCCAAAACAGAGATATGTGGAACAGGGATTGTTCGAGGTTAAGGAAAGCAACATTCAGAACCCGGACGGTTCGGTAAGAATCACAAAGACAACGAAAGTTACCGGAAAAGGACAGGTTTACTTTGTAAACAAATTCCTGAAAGGAGCATGAATGAAAAAAGTAATCCAATTCATCATAGGTGCGGTTGCAATGGAGTATTCCTTGGTTGCCGCTTGCTATATGGATAGTGAGGGCATAGCCGGGAATATGGCGGCTATTAAATTTGTAGCCGGGGCAGTAATTGCGGCAATCATGTATTACTGGTCGGAAGTAGACCGGAAGAGAGCCGAACTTGACAAGCGAATTAAGAGAAAACGCAGAATGAGAGAGGATGCATGGTAGGCGTTGTGTATATAAGTGGCACGAGATGTTCCACGAAAGAAAAGCGTATGCTTGCTGAACTTTTGGCAGGGAAACGAAAGAAACAGAATGATAAAGAGGGCTTTGAAAAGGTTCTTGACAGAGAAATGGAAGGGAGAAGCAATGGAGAACAGAATAACATTGATCGGTGATGTTGTATCAGCACCAAGGGAAAGCCATAAATCAAACGGTAAGAAATTTTATAAATTTTTCATCGGAGTTGAAAGAAGAAGCGGTGTTGCAGATATACTTCCTGTACTATTTGATGAAGAAATCAGCGATACAGGAATTAGCGGAACAGTATGTGTCAATGGAAAGATAATTACCCGACACGTAAAAACAGGGCCCGGAGAAGCCATTCTTATGTATGTTATGGCTGATACAATCACAAAGCCAGAGGATGATAGCCCTTTGAATGAAGTAAGTCTTGATGGAATTATCGAGGAAAAGCAGCTTAGAGAAACACCACTTGGTCGCAAAATCTGTGATGTGAAACTCAAAAACATAAGAGAAAACGGAAAAGAGGATTTGATCACTTGTATCGCATGGGGAAAGGGTGCAGAGTATACGGACTCACTTGCTTTAGGCGATAAGGTAAGCACATACGGAAGATTACAGAGCCGGAGATATAAGAAAACGTGTAAAGATGGTCGCGTTGTGGAAAAAGTTACATATGAGTTATCAATAAAAGGAATCGTGGGGGTGTAACATGGGAAAGAAAAATTATGTTTATGTTCCAAAAGAAGAGTATGAAGAACTGATTGAGTGCAAGTTACATATCAACATGTTACACAGATACATTACGAAAGAACACGAGGACAATATCAGATTGCGCGGTTGCAAACAGGACACAACAGATATGCTGACAATCGAAACTTTGAGCGGATACATGGATAACGAAAAGCATTTCGATAGACTGAAAAGAGAATTTAAAGAAAGGGTGAGACAAAAATGCGAATGATTTTAAAATCGTTACATGGGGAGAACTTCAAGGGAATTAAGAGCATTGACATTAAATTTAGGGAGAAAAAGACAAAGATTAGTGGGCAGAACGCGTCCGGAAAGACCACGATTTTTGACATATTTTCATGGTTGTTTTTTAACAAGAACAGTGCCGGAGAGGAAAAATTCAATGTCAGACCATTGGATAAGGACGGACACCGCATTGACAACGTGGAAATCAAGGTTGTGGGAGTTATTGATGTTGATGGCAAAGAAGTGGAACTTTCCAAGGTACAGAAGCAGAATTGGGTTAAGAAGCGTGGAACTAATACGGTATCATTGCAGGGAAACCCAAATTCTTATGAGATTGACGGTTATCCGAAAAGTGAAGCTGAATTTAAGGCTTATATTTCCGGTTTGGTGCAGAGTGAGGAAATGTTTAAGATGCTGACCAATCCGCAGTATTTTTCTTCTCTGAAATGGAAAGAACAGAGAGACATTCTGATGAAACTTGTTGCAGAGGTTTCGGATGTTGAGTTGGCAAAGACAGATGCCAAGTATGCGCCGCTGATTGGAGAATTGGAGAAAGCACCATCTACAGACGATATTCGCGCCAAGTTTTCCAAGGCTTTGAGCGAGTGGAAGAAGAAGCAGGCTGAAATTCCGGTGCGCATTGATGAAGCCGAGAAATCCAAGGTTGATGTGGATGTGGCAGAGCAGGAGTTGTTAAAGGCTGACCTGGAGCGGAAGATTGAAGCGGTTGAAGATTTAATGGCGAAATCTGATGTGCGGATTGATGAAATGCGTAGCGAAGAAATGCATTGTCAGTTTGAAATGTCAGCTATCGCGCAGACCATGAATAACGAGCTTTCAAGCAAGAAACGTGAGATCGAAAATCATAAATACGACCACGAACGGAAGTTGCAGGATGTTCGTTCATCAATCAAAAAAGCGCAGGATTCCATTGAAAGCAATAAGAAATCAATTTCTGAACAGACTCTTAAGAAAGCTGAACTTGCGAAAAGGTACAAAGAGGAAAAGGAAAAGAAGTTTGATGATTCCAAGTGGGTATTTGACGAATCTACAACGGTTTGTTCATTATGTGGACAAAGATTGCCGGAAGATAAAATAGAGTCTTTAAGAGCCGATTTTTCGCAGAGAAAGGCAGATGCAATCGAAATATTTAATGAAGAACACGCGAAAACGCTTGCCATGATTGTTGACGATGGAAATGCGTGTGCTGAAATGCTTAAGAAGCTGACCGAGAACAATAAGGAATTAGAGAACAAAATCAACACATTGAAACTGCATGAAGCGGAAGAAATTGACATTGTCAAAGGATTTGACGAACAGATTTCTAAGATTCCGACTTCCACTGATTATACGCAGAATGAGGGATATGCCAAGTTAAAGGATAGACAGGATGAATTGCTTGCTAATATTGCAGAGTTAGAATCCAAGGGTGCAGATAAGGCAGTTGAGGACGTAAAAGCTGATAAAGCAAAATTAAAGAGTCAGCTTGATGAAGTAAATAAGATTATCGCACAGGCGGCTAACAACGTTATGATTGATGATCGCATCGAAACGCTTAGAGACGAACAGAAAGAAATCGGGCAGAAAGTTGCAGACCAGGAAAAGATGCTTTATCTCTTGGAAGAGTTCATTCGTTTCAAACTGAATAAGGTTTCTGAATCTATCAATAGCCATTTCAAGACAGTTAATTTCAAACTCTTTGAAACGCAATTAAATGGCGGACTTAAAGATTGCTGTGAGTGTACCGTAAATGGCGTTCCGTATTCGACTTTGAACAGTGGTCACAGAATCGTAGCAGGACTTGATATTATCCGCTCATTGAGCGAGTTATACGGTGTGAGCGTGCCTATTTTCGTTGATAACGCAGAATCGCTGAATGAATTTAATGTGCCGAATATGGATGCGCAGTTAATTCTTTTGAGCGTTTCCGAGGACAAACAGTTGAAAGTAGAGGGTGTGTAGAATGTCAAGAATAGGGACAAAAAATAACATCACACAGCCGGATGCACGGTGTATGTCGTGCAAGCGTTGGAAGAGTGCAAGTAAGGGGTTCTGGGGAAGAGCCGGACATTGTTCTCTTCCGTATTGCGAAAAAGACGCGAGGAATAAAGGAAAGAGAGGTCGTGTACATGGATGATATTGAAAAATTGAAGGCTGAAAACTCGGATTTGCGAACAAAGGTAGATGAACTTATGAGTAATAAATATTGCCTTGAAGGAGAACTTAGAAAAGCCACAGGAACCAACGAAAGACTTTTGCGTATTCTTGAAAATTTGTCAAATGGATATGTGAAAAAGGAGAGGTAATTATGCAGTATATCAAAGCGAAATTCCCAAACAGTACCAGAAGCTACGTGTATCGCACCGAGGATTCTGTTAAAGCCGGTGACATGGTTGTAAATTCCAAGGGTACAAAGTTGACGGTTACTGATGAATCTGTGGATATGAAGTGGGTGGATACCTACGGTGCTGATAAGATGGCGGTTGTGAAGAAGTATGAAGAAAGCGAGGGATAAGGCATGAAGCTGATTAGTAATGCAAAATTTGGAGAACCTGTGGAAAGCGGAACGATTTTCAGAACTCAAGACCACGGAATCAACATTTGCATACATAAAATTTGCGGTTGCGGAAATGTGTTGTATCTTAATTGCAACGAATTGGGAATTGATAATCTACGGCTCAAGAGCGAAAATCTTTTCCGATGCGTAGATGAAGCAAAGGAAATTCTTAAGAAGCAATTAGAACTGTTAAATGAGCGGTTCAATAATTTTTACGAAGATAACGATGTTAAGATTTTAAGATATTAAGAAAGTGAGGAATAGATATGATTAAATCAGATTTTGGAACAATAGAAGTAGACGGAAGAAAGCCGGTTATCATGGCTGAATTTGAAACTCTTTTGGTAACATTAAGGAGAGTTCTCGGAGAGGAGAAATACAACCGTGCTTTGCAGAGAGCAAATGAAAATGAGCTGTCCAAGAAGGATACAGAAACATTGAGAAGCGAAGAAAAAGAACGCATGGCAGAAGTTATCAAAGCTATTTTAAGTGGAATGGAGGATAAGTAATTATGGCAGAGAACAACAGTTTAGAGGTACAGAAAGTCAACACTGCGGTCAGCCAGTGGACTAATTCAATCACGAATCTTGTTACAAAAGATTTCGAATTATGCGGTGTGCCGTATGATGATTATTCAAAGCAGTGCGCCATGTCAGCTATGACAAGCATTTATCAGCTTGTTAAGGATAGCGATAAAATCAAGGATTTAAACGGACTTGACACATCGAATCTGCGAGAGGTTGTCGGTCAGTGCGCAAGCCTCAAACTCAATGCTAATGCAGTGCCGAGAGAGTGCTATTTTCAGCTTAGAACAAAGAAAGTAGGAGACGACTATGTGCAGGTCGTAGAAATGGGAATTGAGGGAGACGGAAACGATGCGTTACTTCGTAACTACGGAGAAAATGTAGATACCGTATATCCTTGTTGGCTTGTTAAAGACGGTGACGAGTTTTCCTATCCAAAGCATAAGGGCATCGAAATGACGCCACCGGAATGGGAAGAAATGGGACGGTCGCAGAAAGTTGTCCGTGTTGTTTATCCTCTGAAATTAAAGGACGGCACATTTCAGTATCTGATTGCAGAGAGAGACGGTGTAAAAGTCAATCTGTTTGCCCATGTGCGAAACAATCTGATGAATGAGACTTTTGGTATCTGCCAGAATCGTTACAAGGCATCTGCTGAACAGTTAGGCAAAATCAAGGCTAAGAAAGAAGAAATTTTCGATGCTTTGAGGAAATGTGCAACCGTTGATGAAATGTTGGAATGTGAAGTTGCAAAGCCTTATATCAGCGCAGCATGGCTTGATACGCCAGAATCTATGATTGTTCGCAAGATGCGTAACAATGCAATCAAGAAGTATCGCAAGGACTTTAACAGTATGGCAAAGCAGTCATTCAATCAGCTTGATGAAACCTATGTGCAGACGCAGGAAGAAATTGCAGAGAACGCCAATTCCGAACCGTTTGTCGTAACTGAATCCGAAGCAACCGAAAGTGCAGCAGTTGAGCCGGAGAAAGTAGCCGGAGAAGTCGTTGAGAATGACGAGAATGTACCGGACTTTATGAAAGATTAGGAGGTTGCTATGAGAGTTATATCGCAGGACGGAACAATGGATGTACCATATGAAGAGGTGATTATTCAGAGATTCAGGTCAAGAATTTATTTCCTGAACAAAAACTTAATAGGTGTTGAGTCGCTTAATGAAGACATGCAAATTGCTGAATATTCCACCAAAGAAAAAGCGAAGAAAGCCATGGAAATGCTTAGAGATGCATATATCGGTATGCCTATCGTAATGCAGAATGTTGATATTTCGGAAGATGTGGCAAGGGAATTTGAAAGATTAAAGAAATGCGGCATTATGGTGCAAACAGAAAATCAGCCGTCAAAAATAGAATGCATTAGCAATGCTATCTTTCAGTTTCCGTCAGAGGAAGAATTGGAGTAGGGTATGGATAATTTAACAAGATACACCGCAGACGATGAAGTACCGAATTGTGGACGATGTGAACACATCAATGATTCTAATGAATGGTGTATGCAAAATTGCGGCGGAGCAAATGGCTGGAGCGGCTATTTGAGATATGGAGAAAGCGAGGTGACAAAAGATTGAAACTTAGAGTTTTGGGTTCAAGCAGTTCCGGAAACTCATACGCCTTGATTTCAGACAGTGGCGAAATCCTTGCCATTGAAGCCGGATGCAAATTTCTTGATTTTAAGAAAATGATTGATTGGAAAATAGCAAATGTTTCCGGATGCATTGTGAGCCACGAACATGGAGACCATGCACGATACATAAAAGATTTCATGAAATCCGGCATTCCGGTTTATACGGCATTTGAAACACAGACTGCACTTGAAACCATAACCGGAGAGCGTACAATAGCCATTCCACCACGCAGAGTACGGCAAATCGGCAGTTTTACTGTAACACCCTTCAATGTACCGCATGATACAGAAATCGAGTGCTACGGCTATTTAATCGAGCATGAGGAAATGGGCAAGCTGTTATTCTTGACCGACTTGGAGTATTGCAAGTACAACTTTTCCGGTATAAAGGTTGAGCATATCATGGTTGAAGCCAACTACAGCATGGATTTAGTAGACCGGAATGAGCCTAACTATGAACACCGTCTACGAGGACACATGAGCCTTGATACGGCACTTAAATTTATTCAGACGAACGACAACCCAGCTTTACGAAATGTCGTTTTAATACACTTATCGGACACAAGCGGAAATCCCGCGTTATTCCTACAACGAACGAAAGAAACAATTGAATATGGAGCGAATGTTTATGTTGCAAAAAAAGGATTAGAGGTTGATATGAACCTTTGTCCGTTCTGATTGGTTGAAACACCTTGGCGAAAGCCTAAAAGAAACTATCTTGTTTGGCGAATAGTTATCACAAACCTTATTGAAAGCCATGTTTTGGCGGTGCGTTTACCGTACCGCCCTTACAAAAGATTGGAGGTAAAAATTGAAATTATGTGAATACTGTATGTCTGAATTTGAGCCGAAGCGACCAGATCAAAAATACTGTAGACCAAAATGCGCAAAAAGATACGCACAGTTTAAAAATTTTAAAAAGGCTGGAAGAATTGTGTATACAAGAATATGCCCGAAATGTGGCAGGCTGTTTATGACGATAGGTGAAAACAAGTTTAATTGCCAAGACTGCATCAGCGTTGACGTTAAAGAACGCTTGAGAAAGCCAAAGGAAAAGGACGATGCAATCAAAGCTGTGAATCATATGGCACGCGCTTCCGGCATGAGTTACGGAAAGTTTGTGGCTCAAATGAGCATGGAGCCATTGGAGAGGAAGTGAATGAGTTGGATTATAAGAAATTTAGACAGGCAAAAGCCATAGAAGCCAAAAACAAGAAGAAATGGCTTGCATTGAATCCAAAACTGAACGATGAAAGCGGAATATATATTCTGACAAGGCAGGACGAAAATGGGTTTAGATATGCCTATGTGGGGCAGGCTAAGCGAATCTTAACCAGATTGTCACAACACCTTTCTGGGTATCAGCACATAGACCTTAGCTTGAAGTCTCATGGACTTTATTCAGAGGATAATCCGCATGGATGGAATGTAACATCAGTACACTGTCCGATAGATAAACTTGATGAGCGTGAGCAGTATTATATCAAATTTTGTGCAAATAATGGCTATCAGCTTCGCAACAAAACAAGTGGAAGCCAAGGAGCAGGAAAATCACAGATTGATGATTACCGTCCGGCGAAGGGCTATTATGACGGCATCAAGCAAGGGAAAAAGAGTCTTGCAAAGGAATTATCGCATATCGCTGAAAAGCACCTTGAAATCCGCTTGAAGCCGGAGAAACAGGGCAATAAGGTTTCCGAGAAACAGTATGAAAAATTCATAAATTTATTAAAGGCAGGAGAGACAAATGGGCGAGATTAGAGCAAAACTGGTTCGAAAATATGAAAATGATGTTGCATGGTATTTTGACGAGTACGAATTAGAGTGTATTGAATGCGGAGCGCATTATATGAGCGGTCGCTATAATAGTCGAACTAATCCTTATTGTCCAATTTGCAGGAGAAAACATGAGAGAGAAAGGCAAAAGAAAAGCAAACTTGCAAAAGCTACAGCATTACGAAATCAGATAGTAGATAGCTTTGTTGATGATTTTTGCAATTACATAGACGAAAAATATCATCGCTTTGCAGATGATGAACGTGTGGAAATGCATGAGTTCGCAAATAAGTGGAAACAGGAGAAACAGGAACGATAATTCTCTAAAAACAATATAAGAAGTTTATGACACTGATTCACGCAAAAAGGGGGCACAGAATGAACGTAGGAAATCAAGCCTGCATAGGTCAAATGAGCCTGTTTGACTTATTTCCAACAGAACAGAGCGAGAATTTTAATCCCATTTCTGCATACGCAATGAAAGGTTCTTTATCTCAAGGCGGAAAGCAACGTATCTTTGAATACTTCTTGGCAAACAAGAACAAGAAAGACAGGATCGCATTCTTGAAAGAAGAGTATGGGATTGGTGGTTTTGGGTTTATGACAAACGAACCGTATGTTGTCCACGATGCTAGGCACGATGCCAAGTCACATGAAATCGAGTATAACGGTGGCAATGGTGTAAATTGGAAAATGAGTATTTCGTATGCGCAATTAGAGAATGAAATTGATCGCTTAATTACAGAAGATAAATATTTGGCAAAAGGAGAGTGATTAAATGGCAGAAGTCAAGTGGATTAAGATCACAACAGATGTTTTTGACGATGAAAAGATTCTGCTGATTGAGAGTATGCCGAGTGCGGATAGCATCATTACGATTTGGTTCAAACTTCTTATTCTTGCCGGAAAACAGAATAACAACGGTGTGTTTATGATGAGCAACAAATTGCCGTTCACGGATGAAATGCTTGCCACCATTTTCCGAAGAGATCTGAACACGGTAAGGCTTGCGCTTAAGACCTTTGAAGAGTTTGGAATGATTGAAGTTGTTGACAATGTGATAACGATTCCGAATTGGAATAAGCACCAAACCCTTGACGCTTATGAGAAGAAAAAGGAACGCGACAGGCTATATCAGCAGAACCGCAGAAAGAAACAGAAAAATCTAATTGAACAAAAATCGCCCGATAAATCGTCTGATGTCGCTGTTTCAGATAAAGAAGAAGAAAAAGAAGAAGATAAAGAGAAAGAAAATATAAAAGAAAATTCGCTGTCGACCGATTCCGGAGATTTGTTTGATTTTGACGATGCATGGAAAAAGACTTTTAGTATATACCCCAAGAAAACAGCGTACAGTACCTCTAAAACGGCTTGGATGGATAAAGTGCTAGAAGTTATCGAAGAGAACCAACCGGACATTGCACGGCTGTTATACAAAGCCACAGAAGCATATTTGAGTGACTATCAAGAAAAGAACCCGGACGATACGGATTTTCGGTACATTCCAAAATATGTTGATTGGCTGAAAAATGATTGCGACTATTGGTTGCAGATCGCAGAGAAACGAGGTGATTGCAGTTGACAGAAGCAGAGTTCGGAGTGATCGGGTGCGTATTGATTGACAATGATGTGCTAAATAACATCTGGCGAACACTGAAACCGGAAATGTTTAGTTCGGAATTTGCACAGGATACATACAAAGAAATGCTTGCCATGCATGACCGGAATGAAAGCATTGACCCAATGTCTTTATCAATGGCACTTGAGAATCACAAATACACCCAGGAACAGATTAGTGAATTGATGAAATCCTGTATTACCGGAACAATCACTTCAACTATGGTTAAAAGCTATGCCGATGCGGTTGCGAAAGAATACAAAGCAAGAACGGTTCGGGAAATGTATCAGAAATCCAGCTTAAAGCCATGTGACATTGATGATACAATCAGCGATCTTCTTACAAAACTTGAACATTTGCAAGAGGGAAAAGAAGTAAAGCTAAAGCCAATTAAGGAGATTGTTGGTGAGAATAAGGACAAGTATTTCAACGAAAGTGTTGGAGAGGGCGGTATAAGAATCGGGTTATCACAACTTGATGATGCACTCGGAGATCTTGAACACGGTGACGTAACAGTAATTGCCGCAAGACCAGCAGTTGGAAAATCAGCACTCACAACACAGATTATTGGGAATATGGCAAAAAGGGGACTTAAGGTCGCATATTTCAATTTGGAGATGAGCGATAAACAGGTGTATGAACGATTTATTTCAAGACTTGCGGAAATCGGCTTAACGAGAATCAGAAGGGCAAAAGCGTTTCTTGGCGATGAACAGGAAAAATTTAACCAAGCAAATAAAGAAATGAGTGATTATCAATTATGGATTGCATCCGGGACTGTATCCCCGAGAGAGATAAAGTCAGAATGCAGACACCAAAACTTTGACGTTATCGTTGTTGACTATCTGCAATTGCTTATGCCGGATAACAGATATTCCGGAAGAAATGAAGAAGTAGCATCAATTTCAAGAGGTTTAAAATCGGTTGCAAGAGACTTAAATACACATGTAATAGCACTTTCGCAGATAACAAGAGCATCTGAAAGCAGAGACACAAAAGAACCTACCATGGCAGAGTTGAGGGAATCTGGAGCAATCGAACAGGATGCATCAAACATAATTATGTTGTGGAATCTGTCAGATAATGACAAGGGAGCCAAGGGTGTAAAAATCGAGAAGAACAGACAGGGAATGACAATGCGTGAAGCAATGGAGTTTGATGGAGATCACATGAAGTTTGTTGAAATCGAAAAACCGTTTGATGATGTTGTTGCGGAAATCAAAAAGAAAGAACGTGGGGACGGATTCAAGCCATACAATGGCGATTGTCCGTTTTAGAGGTAGTGGCTATGGCAAGTGCAAAGATTGAAAAGGGTTCGGAAGAATGGCAAGTATTTATGGATTATTGGCAATTCATTCAGAAATACTATTCACCGGACAATACTGATTCTTGGTGGGATGAAGTTGTAAAAGCCGGAGAATCATTGATAAACAAATACAAAGGCATGGAGATTGAAGAACGCGCAAGACAGCTTGTATTGAGTCATTTTGCGTGGTTGGAAATCACATACAGAAAGGAGAAATCAAAGAAATGAGCAATGCTTTGAGACGGAATAAAAAGCCAACATTTTACACAAAACAGGAAATGCGGATTATCGGGCGAAATGATTTCGAAAAGAGAAATGCTGATAAGGTTATAGCAAAATCATACAAAGATTTTGTCGTGATTGGGTACATAATTCTGCATGACAAATTCGGGTTCGGACAGGCAAGAATCATCCGGTTGCAGGATTTTTTGAAATCTTACTTAGATGAAGCAGCATCCGGTGGAAATACCGGGAAGGACTTGTCTGTTTATCTGAAAAGTAAATACGGAATCGACATCAAAGAAGAAGTCGGGAAAATTCCACAGAGACAGTTAATGAACCTGTATGCGAAGAAAGGTTTCTGTATCGAGCGTGAAGCATACAGGCTTTCCAGCGCATCGTTGTTTAACTATTTTGCACTGACACTTACGATTCTGAAAAAGGAGTTTAAGATAACAGCGAAACAGTTGCAATATTTTCCGGACAAATTCATCGACTACATTGATACGTTAGCTAATTACAAGCAGTTTCAGTTGACTGTACCGATGATAGCTGAAACGTTAGCGGATGAGATTAAGTTTGTATGTGATTTGGAGGTTTAAATATGAGGGTAGATTCGCCGACTTGTAATTTTAAAAATTGCAAATACAATGTGGACTATAATTGCACAAAGCCTAATGAATATAATGTTTGTAGCAGAGGGAATATATTTACGCTTGCGGAAAAGTTGTACGAAAAATATCCGGACGATCAAGATATATGGATATTGCTACAAGAGGTTGTAAGAATTGGTCAAAGAATAAACTTAATAATTGATGAATTTGGATTAGATAAGGAGGACGCGTAATGTTAAACAGAGAAAAATATGCGAAGGAGATTGTTGACGTCGCGTTAAAAGATGAAACATTTGCTTTGATGGACGGAAAAATCTGTGCTTGTTCTGATGTGCAAGGCTGCACGAGTTGCGCTTTTTATGACCGCGATGATTGCATTATATCGAAGCAAGAATGGGCGGACAGCGAGTGCGTTGAGCCACCTGTTGATTGGAGTAAGGTTGCAGTAGATACGCCGATTTTGGTAAGAGATAGCGAAGAAGATGCGTGAATAAAAAGACATTTTGCAAAATACGAGAACGGAATAGTGTACGCATGGAGTGGAGGAACAACACATTGGAGCGTGCGCAGAAGTAGCAATATAAGCGATTGGAAAATGGCAAAGCTGGCGGAAAGTGAGGAATAGACATGGAGAGATTAACAGAACGGACAGCGGTCGGAATCTTAGTAAAAGAGAATTACGAGAAAAAATCCTTAAAAACCTTGTATTCGTGCTATGGCGAAAAGCCTAATTCATATTATTCCAACTGTGAAGAAGGTTATTGCGCAATGGAGAAGTTAGCGGATTACGAGGATGCCGAGGAACAGGGCAGAATGATTATTTTCCCATGTAACAAAGGAGATAAAATCTATGAATTTTATCGCGAATGTGCAGAATGCAGATTAGAAGCCGGAGAGACACCGGAAGATATTATCAGCACGAGGAGAGTTCGTTATTTTGGGTATGATGGGGATGAAGCATACATTTACGCGTCACAAGCATTACCGGTTCGACTTTTTAATAACGATGAGCCATTTTGTATTCCGGTAAGTGAGATAGGCAAAACTGTTTTTCTTTCATACGAGGAAGCCGAAGCAAAACTGAAAGAATTGAGAGGTGGAGAAAATGGATAAATTTCTTAAAAGTGTAAGCGAGCGAGACTTTGATAGAAGAATATCGGAAGTTGTTGAAATGCTTGAGGAAAAACAGCTCTACGGAACTATCAGTTTGATAAAAGATTTGAAATATTATCTTGACTTAGCCATAGAAGAAAAAGCACACACTTGTAACTGCCAGCGCAACAGCAATTCAATAGATAATGAGCCTTGTTGCAGATGTGATAGCAAACACACCAATGCCGACAGGATAAGGAATATGTCGGATGAAGAAATGGCGGAACGTATTGCAAGCAGTTCGAACTTTAATTGTGCTGATTATTGCGATAGTTTTCAGATGGGTGTGCTTTCAGATGCAATAGGAAAGAAAGAGGGGTTAGCATTAGTGTTAAATTGGCTTCAATCAGAAGCAGAATAGGAGAGAATATGGAAGATAGATATTTGTTCAAGGCAAAGAGACTTGAAGATGGAGAATGGGTGCAAGGTAATCTTATTCAAAGCTGTGATGCAACAGATGGATGGGAATCAATTATAATCCCTGTCAAGAATAGTAATATGTTTACAAAACATATTGGACATGGTTACGGAAACCTTGGATTTGAAAATTGGTACAGAGTTAACCCATCCACCATCTGCCAATGCACTGGCTTAAAAGATAAGAACGGCAAGCTGATTTGGGAGAATGATATTGTAAAAATAAATAATAGCAAGGTGAATACGGTTATAGCATTTAGAGATTTTGAAATTATATGTACAATTCCTAACGAAAAATATTATAAGCATAGGCTTGAATATGATACCGAATATGAAGTTATCGGCAATACGTTTGACAATCCGGAACTGTTGGAGGTGTAGGAATGACAGAGAATGAAGCAATTAAGATATTAAAGAAAGATAGTTGTTATGAATGCGCACAAGGCGCAGACAGCCCGTTTAGTTGTGAATATGGGGGATGCAGAGTTGCGAAAGCTAATAGAGCAGCGATTAAGGCACTGGAAGAGGTTCAGAAGTACCGCGCAATCGGCACGCCAGAAGAATGTCGGGCGGCGGCGGTTAAGCAGACGGCGAAGAAGCCTATATTTAGTCATAACCTTAGCGATACTCTTTCTGTATTCCATTGTGAATGTGGAAACATAATCAAAGTCAGTCACGATATAGGGATAATGGATAACAACAATGCGCCAAATTACTGTAGTAATTGCGGTTGTAGGTTTGATTGGAGTGATGAAGAATGATGTTTCAATCGTACATAAATTTTATTCTGTTAATACTTATAGCCATTAGGTTAGATATTCTGACAGAATTTGGAGTTAATCTTTTTTGCGTTCTGTCAGTTGTAGGGATGATTGGACATGAGATTTTTGATTATTTGAAAAAAGGAGATAAAAAACGATGAAACTGATTGATGCAGATGCATTTGAAAGATCGGTTATGTTTGGCGATGCCGAGGATATGCAAGATGTGATTTATGCTTTGAGAGACTATCCAACCACATATGATCTTGACAAGGTTGTGGAACAGTTGGAGGAATATCGCGAAGAGATGGAGCAGTTTAAGTGCGGCGGAATGTTGTCAGATATGATCGAGGTTGTAAAGGCAGGTGGGGTCGAGTGACAAGCGCAGAATTATGCAAAATGTGTACAGAGTATTCCATTCACTCAAAATGTGAGTACAGAAAAACGTGTAAATTACAGAAGATTTTTATGGAAAACAAAGATCTGAAAGCAAAAAATAAAGAACTTAAAGCGAAAGTTGAAGAGTTAGAAGTCGGAAAATCATGGCGTGATTTTCCGGACATGATGGGAAAGTAGGTGGAGTGAATGAAATGGAAGAATAAAGCAGTAACAAAAATAACAGGTATTTCGTTAAGCTCAAGCTTCAGAGAACTTGCAATGGCGATAAATCATAATGCAAAAGTCTTGAGAGAGGCAGTGCAGAAGATAGAAGAATTGAGCGATAAAGTTGATCAACTAAAGGAAGGTGGAGCAGATGGCAATTAAACCGATTTTATTCAATACAGAAATGGTTCGGGCAATTCTGGACGGACGGAAGAGTTGTACTAGGAGAGTTGTAAAGCCACAGCCTACGGCGCGTTATGGAGCACAGTGCATAAAGCCACCATATCAATCGGGCGATATTCTGTATGTCCGGGAAACATGGAAAAGAGCACTGAATGGTTACTATTATTATGAAGATTGGCAAAGAGATGATATTGCCGATATTACGAAGTGGAAACCATCCATCCACATGCCGAAAGAAGCCGCACGTATCTGGCTTAAAGTTACGAATGTGAGAGTGGAGCGGTTACAGGATATTACATCGGAGCAGATTTACAGAGAGGGTGTAGAGGTGGAATATCCTCATGTGTTGAATGGAGAAGAAAAAAGATATGCGTTTTCAACTCTTTGGGATAGCACCATCAAGAAAGCTGATCTTGACCGCTACGGTTTGGATGCGAATCCTTGGGTATGGGTGATTGAATTTGAGATGTGCGAGAAACCGGAAGGAGTGTGAGGTATGAGCAAGAGCAGGACTAGTAAAATGAACGGCTATCGTAGCATGGTAAGCCGTCAGAAAAACGATGTTTTTAAATTTAAATCTAAGAAGAAAAAGAAAGGGTGATTCAGAATGAAGATTTTAAGTAAGAAGAAATACAACAAACTCATTGAAGATTTTGAGGAATTGCAGAAAAAGGTCGATGAACTCAAAAGGATAAACGAGAGTATCGGGAAAAAGCTGGAAGATAAAAAGACAAGTTGCAAATTGAACAATGGCAAGGATTTCTGCTTTAAATGCGAAAACTCTTACAGATATAAGACATATTGGGGAGGAATGGAAACCGAAAAATGCGGTTGCTTGTTTGATGTGTCTTGTGAGGATTTTAAGAGAAAAGAAAGTAGGTGATTCAAAGTGAGTAACAATGTAGAGATAGTAATAGCACAGGCTTTAATGATGAGAATTAAAGATTATGCAGAAAGAGCCTTGGATAAAAAAGATGTAACACTTGATATGGCTATGGTTGAAATACGCGATACAGTTGACGCTTATGACGAGTATTTTCAGACAGGCAGAAAGCCACAGTAAATAACTAAAATCAAAGAAAGGAATAGGTTGTGCGCACATAAAACCGAGGTTTCCTTTTGGTAGATTTAGAATGATAGTACATTGTTTATTTGAACAGTCAGGAACATTCAAGAATGCTTTCAAGAAGTATGGAATTGAAGCCTACGACTATGATATTCAGAATGAATTTAACGAGACCGACTATGTTACTGACCTTTTCGAAGAGATTGATAGGGGGTATCAAGGTGAGCCGAGTTTGTTTGATAAGATAAGTCCTGATGATTTGATATTTGCATTTTTCCCTTGCACTTATTTTTCAGACCAGGGATTGAGGCATCTAGCTTGCACGGCTTATCAGTACAGGAATTACACTATTGAGCAAAAATGTGAATTGGCAATGAAACGGCATAAGGAACTTGATTTGTTTTATGAAAAGCTGAATAAATTAGTGATAATTTGTCAGCGAGGTCATTTGCAAATTGTAATTGAAAATCCATTGAATACAAATGGATTACATTACCTTACAAACTTCTGGTGCTTGAAGCCAAGTGTAATTGACAGGGATAGGACACAGAATGGGGATTATTACAAGAAGCCCACTCAGTATTGGTTTATTGGATTAAATCCTAAAAACAATCTTGTTTTTGAACCGTTGGAACAAGTAGAAAGTATGCCGCCAATACAATATATTACAAATAAAAACCCCTTTGGTATAGATAAAAAACAGCAAGGTCAATGATACACCCACAGTACGCAGATAGATTTATCAGACAATATATTCTTGATAAGGAAATATGGAGTCAACAATAGTTTTATAGATTTTATCAATTATTCTTATGTTTTTAATATTGAAAACATATAAATATCAACTAATAAAATAAGGAGAAATGGCTTATGAAATTTACAAAATTCATTAAGCCAGAACTTGAACAAATCAAAGAAAATGCCAATTTCACGGAAGAAGAGGAGAGGATTTTCTCTCTTCTCTGCCGTGGTTTTTCACAAAAGCAAATATCCACAAAAGAAAATCTATCACTAAGAACGATAGAGTACAGAGTGAGAGATATAAAAGATAAAATAGAAAGAACGGGGGTATTTGATTGGATGAAAAAGAACTGTTGAAATATGCCGTTGATAGTGGTATTCTCGACATAGCACTTGTGCAGAAACAAGTCACTATGCAAAAGAGAGAAAAATTACTCAACAAAAACCCTTATAAAATCTATCAAGGAAAGGATGAGAACTGGTACTCATATCTGCCGGATGAAGTAAAAGGCAGACGTAAAATCAAGGCAAAGCGCAGAGAAGCGGTCGAGCAGAAAATCATTGATTATTGGAAAGAGAGAGAAGACGATCCAACAGTAGAGGAAATCTTCAACCGTTGGATTTCACAAAAGCTGGAACTTGAAGAAATCAGCAGGGCAACCTATGACAGATACTTAATGGACTTTCAGAGATACTTTGACGGCATCAAGGATAAGAGAATCAAAGGGATAGACGAATGCGACCTTGAAACGTTTATACGAAATAGCATCCATGATTTCAACATGACTTCCAAGGCATTCTCAAATTTCCGAACACTGATATATGGAATCTTTAAGTATGCCAAACGGAAAAAGTATGTTAAGTTTTCCATTACATACACGCTGAAAGACATGGATATATCGCCAAAAGCGTTTAAACACGTAGTTCGACAGGCAAAAGACCAAGTATATATGCCGGATGAAAAGGAACGCATGGAGATGTACTTAAGGAATCACTTGGATATCGTAAACCTTGGGTTGCTATTCATGTTTAAGACAGGAGTCCGTGTCGGTGAATTGTCGGCATTAAAGCGTAAAGATGTTGAAAACTACACGGTTGCAATCAATTCCACAGAGACACGTTACCGGGATGATGATGGTTTTCACTATGATGTCAAAGATTTTCCGAAATCAGAAGCCGGATTGCGATTTGCCATATTGCCGGATAAGTACAAATGGATTCTTGATGAAGTACGAAAGAGAAATCCCTTCGGGGAATATCTATTTGAGAGAGATGGAGAACGGTTGAAATCCTACAACTTTCGTGAACGTTTGCGGTACATCTGTGAACACGAACTGCGAATGAAAGTGAAATCTCCGCACAAAATCCGAAAGACGTATGGAAGCATCTTGCTTGACGGAAAAGTGAAAGAGTCCACAATCCTTGATACTATGGGGCATACAGACATTAGTTGCACAAAAGATCATTATTATTTTGATCGTACCGGAATTGAGGAAAAGAGACAGGAACTTGACTTAATCGAAGCATTATGAGTCCCTAGTACTCAAAGGTACTCAAAGAAAAATTGAAAGAATGGCTATTTTAAGCCATTTCAAGGCAATTACTTTAGGGTTCGATTCCCGTACGGACTGTTTTAAAAGTCGCATAAACACTGTGTTTGCGGCGTCTTAAGAAAATTGGTACTCAAAATGGTACTCAAAAACTGAACACAAAAGAAAGGAGTCTGCACAAGTGCTTTAGATTCTTTTCTGAAAATGGTAGACTTGGAACGCTTTGGGCGTTCTTTTTTTATGCGGTTTTTCTGCTTATTTTTTGCGGAAGAACCGTATTTTTTTATGCAAAAATATAAGCATAGGAGGGATGCGGAATGTTATTTACGGATGAAATTCTTGAAAAAATCTTAACAAGAGAAGATGTGTCAAAGGTTCCGCTTGTGTATCAGTCAGCAATGATTCACGCAATCAAGGAAGTATTGGAGGAAGAGAATGTATCAGATGCAAAATCAGAATATGGCATTTAACCCAAACCCAAGCTATGCCGCATATCAGTACAACCCAATGCAGAGGTTTCAACAGCCAGAGCCACAGATTCCGCAGATGCAACCGCAGTTTCTTGGAATCCAAGGAAAAGTAGTACAGTCGGAATCGGCAATTATGGCAAATGATGTGCCTATGGATGGAAGCGTTGCGTTTTTCCCAATGCAGGACATGAGCGCAATCGTAGCAAAACAATGGGATGCCAACGGAACAATCAGAAAGACCGTTTACAAGCCTTTTAATGAGCAGATGGCAGATTCTTCGAGTGATGATAAAAGAATTGAAATAGGGCTATCTGATGATGCGACAAAGGCTATTACTGACAAATTGGATTGCTTGTTTGGAAAAATGGAAGAGTTGGAAGATAAGTTATCTTCGCAAGCGCAAAGAAAATCTTCACGAACACAAAAGGAGAGTGAGTCTTAATGAATCCTATGCAGATGTTACAGGGAATGAAAAACCCACAGCAGTTTTTACAACAAATGATGGGGAACAACAGCGTAATGAGCAACCCTATGGCGCGCAATGCTATGCAAATGGCACAAAAGGGAGATTCCAAAGGCATCGAGCAGATGGCTAGGAATTTATGCAAAGAAAAGGGGATTGATGCAGACAAGGCTTTTGAGTCGTTTAAAAGTCAATTAGGAATGTGATACTAATTCTTGCAAGATTATGTATATAAAAAATGAATTATGGAGGTAAATTCTATGTTTAACACAGGTAATTGTGCATCCGTTCCGCTTGTAGCAAACATTGACGGAAACGGAAATAACAACGGATGGGGCGCAGAAGGATCATGGTTATGGTTCATTATCGTTATCTTTGCCATCTTCGGATGGGGTGGATTCGGTAACGGATTCGGAGGAAACGGAATGAATGGTGGTGTCGGAAGCGAAATCCAGCGCGGATTTGATAATCAGGCGGTTGTGTCAAAACTTGACGGCATTACAAACGGAATTTGTGACGGATTCTATGCAGTGCAAACCGGCATGAACGGAATCAACACAAACATTTTGCAGACTGGATTCGGCATTCAGCAGGCTATCAATGCTGATACAGTTGCTAATATGCAGAATACCAATGCATTACAGTCACAGCTTGCTAACTGTTGCTGTGAAACAAGAGAAGCTATCCAAGGCGTAAACTACAACATGGCAACTAACACTTGCGCATTGCAGAACACCATGAACAGCAACACGAGAGACATTATCGACAGCCAGAATGCAGGAACACGCGCTATTCTTGATTATCTTTGCAATGAAAAAATCTCTAGCTTACAGGCAGAAAATAATGACCTTCGCAGAGCGGCTTCACAGGATCGTCAGAGCGCATTACTTACAACTCAGATGGCAGCTCAGACACAGCAGATTATCAATGCGGTAAATCCGTCTGCTATCCCGGCATATGTCGTACCTAATCCAAATGCTTATGCATATGGATGCGGATGCAACACCGGTTGTGGCTGCTAAAACTAAATAATTGAGTATCTTAATTGAGTTTAACTCGATCATGTCTGCTATGCAGTATTACTTATAATCAAAGGGCAGACTGTAATGTTTGCCCTTATTTTTATGAAAGAGAGGTAAAAATAATGGAAGTAACAGGAATTGCATTACAAACCGTTGCTGCTGGAGAAGATGTGGCATTCACAGAAACAGCAGTGAACGGAACAAAATGTATCGTACATAGACAGGGAAGTGGGATTATCAAGTTAAGAGGTATCACAAATCAGTGTAAGGCTAGATTTTTGGTATCGTATTCCGGCAACATTCAGATTCCGACAGGCGGCACAGTTGGAGAGATTTCACTTGCAATCGCGGTTGATGGAGAGCCTTTGCAGTCAACGAAGATGATCGTAACACCGGCAGCAGTTGAAAATCTGTTTAACGTTTCGGCGCAGGCATACGTGGATGTGCCATGCGGTTGTTGCAGTACCGTAGCCGTGCAGAATACGTCCACGCAGGCTATCGAGGTTCAGAACAGTAATTTGATTGCAGTAAGGGAGGCTTGATATTATGCATAAATTTGCGAAACAGATTATGGATTGCGTGAAAGCCCACGTTGACGGCATTGGAATTGAGAATTTTGAAGGTCAAAACCTTGATGATCTCAAGGATTGGACGGAGATTGCAAAGAACATTGTATGCTTCGATAAGGACTATAACATTGTTGAAGCAATGAAAAAGTCTGAAGATGAAGAAATAATGCGTATGGTGGAAGAATTTGGGGATTATCCGGGAAGAAGATACTATAATGAGTACCGGTACTCAAACGGCAGATTCGCACCGAAAGGGCGTGGAACACGCAGAGGATATGCAGAACCGCCATATTATCATCAGATGCCGGAAGATTACCACGAATGGGAGAGAATGCCGGAATACGACCGAATGAGAGACCTTGACCGAATGAGTATGGGAAAGATGTATTATTCAGAGCCTATGAGCGGAAATAACGGCATGAGTACCGGTACTCACGATGCAAGAGAGGGCAGAGCCGGTATGAGCCGGAGAAGTTACATGGAGACAAAGGAAATGCATAACGGAAATTCACCGGAAGATAAGGACGCAAAGATGAAAGAACTCGAAAAGTACATGAAATCTCTTTCGGAAGATGTGACCGAACTGTTTTCCGGCATGTCCCCGGAAGAGAAACAGTTGACCAAGACAAAACTGACTACGCTTGTCACGAAAATGTAATAGAGAGGGCATTTTGCCCTCTTTGTTTGTGAGGTGGTAAATTGTTCACGATAAACAATGAAATATGGAATTTGGTCAAAGTATCGCGTTACAGCGATATGCTACAGAGAAGCGATGGAAGCAGAACAGTAGGCATGACCGACAGAGACACGAAAACGATATATCTTGCGGATGATCTACGCGGAAAATTCCTTGACCGTGTGTTATGTCACGAATTATGTCATGCGTTCTGTCTTTCGTACAATGTATACATGGATATTGATACAGAGGAAATTGTAGCAGATTTCTTGGCTACATATGGAAGAGAAGTATTTGAAATAGCAGACAGACTATTGATTGAACTTATGGAGGTTGTTGCATAATGGATAAAATTTCAGAACTCTTACAGTACGTGCACCGGACGAATCCGGAAATGACTAGGGAAAGGCTGATAGAAGAGTTGAGTAAAAGTGACTATGCGGCGCGGTCTTTGATTTTCACGAAAGAAAATTTTCTCCGCGCGCCAAAAAATATTTCGTAATTTTTTTGTACCCCCCCTGGGGTAGCGTTTTGGGGTCAAGATTCCATTTTCACGGATTCTCAAAAACGTGTAACAAACGTGCAATTATCTGCGACATTCCGCAAATAACACAAATACACTATATGTTATGCCATATATAGATAATGCACAGATGATATTTGATATTATTGCCGATCACAGGCAAACGCCAAAAGACGCTTGCCCGGCTATAGTTATAATCTAGCATAGACCGCATTTTACCACTTGTCAAGATAGTTTTTCCCATCGTACCGGCTGTAAGTGTGTGTTACGTTTTCCGGTCTTTGCGTGATCTGCAACCAGTCACCGCCACGCTGGGCGGTTATTTTGATTTTTGCAGACTCCACCCATTCCACACCCTCGAATTTCGCATAGCTGCACAGCTTGCCGGATGCCACTGGATAGCCAAGAGCAGACACCCGGCGCAGAATTTCCCTTTTGCCGATATACTCATATTTTGCCATTTTTGCCACCTCCTTATATTGTGTTTATTTGTCAATTTGTGCATTGGAACGGATTTCCACGTGGTCCGTACTCCGGGATCGAAGCACCTGAACCAGAGCCAGAACCTTTATTTCCTGCTTATTTCCATGTAGTCCGCGTCCCCGAAATCGAACCGGAACGGATGTGCCAAGCACGCGAAAAAGGCGGAATGGTACCGCCTAATTATTCAAAAGGTATTTCACGGCTTCCTTTTCCTGCTCCGACAAATACCAATATTTACCCATATCCCTTATATATGGCTTATCTGTATTTACTTTGTAAACGCGTGAATCTTCCCGAATACATCCGGTAATCATTTCACACCAAATAGCAGAACCTTTTTTATAAAATCGTGTAACAGTATGTGCGCCGGAATCGTGGCGCGTTGTGAAAACGGTATGCCTTTCAATATCTTTTTGCTTTTCGCGCGCCTGGATAACTGCACCGCGCACAAGTTCGCTATAACTTCTCATGTTTCTACCTCTTTTCCTTTTATTTGCTCATTTTTGAGTAAAAACCGCCGCCGGTAGTGATCCGGCGTGCATTCTCTGCGGCGGCTATTTTAAAAATATGATTTTTCATAGCAAACTTGCTTTAAATAATTGATTTTCCGGCCGAGTCCGCCGCCTAAGTCCATAGCATAAAGCATAATGTTTGTTGGAACCGCATCCAATAACTTTTCATATCTTTGCGTCTCCGGCATAGAGTCTAACCATTTCTCCCATTCTTCGCGCTGAACATCTGCACAATGTTCAATTCTTAAAAGTGCATCGCCCGGAACGTATGTAGATGGGTTTACATACCATGTAATTTTTCCACATTCAGCAATATGTGCGATTATCTTATAATCGCCGTTTTCCTCGACTGCTTTATTACATACAGTAACGCCATTTCCAAGGCACCCTAGAAATAACTCAAATTTTTCTTTTCTCATTTTTCAATTCCTCCATATTTTCAAAATTTCCCGGTTATTCCGGTAATGGCAAGCCGGGGAATCGAACCCCGGAAAAGCCAACCTTGCTAATTATGCGATCTTTTCAACTTTTCGCCTTTTCTTTTCGTTCTCTTCCTTGGTTATGCTGGAATCATCATAAACAATATTATAACCGCTGTCTTTCAATGATTTCGCCATCTTGTAAGGGTTTATTTTAGGAAAACTACAAACGTATTCTATAACGTTAAAACGTATATATTCGTTTCCGAGTTTTTCAAGGTCTTTTTTGTACAAATTAAACATTCTTTTTTCTTTTTCCTGTGCTGTTTCTTTTCTCATAATATCAACCATCCTTTCATTGTGCGGTCTGCCATCATCAGAGCCGGGCGACCATCCCACGGCTGACGCTCCAGATCGGAGCGTTTCGGCTATTGCTGACTATTTAATTCAATGTATTTCCGGTTGCAATCCTCGATTGATCCGGTAAATACGATTTTGCCGTTTCCGTTGATTTTTTCGACAACACAAAAACCGAAATAGTCGTTATAAGTAATATAGTATTCTGCCATGTTCTATACCTCCTCAATATATATTCTTTCTTCTGATTCGGTTTCCTCATCTTCATAAATTCCATTAAAATCATCAAACCATCTTTCGGCTGCGTTGTGGCTGTATGTCTCGCCGCCAAGAAGAACGCGCCCGGTTTCTGTTATAAGTCTATATTTCTTTTCCATGTTATTTTCCTCGCTTTCTGTGCTTCATTTGATACCTGTTTTGTGTTTTTCTTGATGAATATACAGTAACATATATAAGTTGAATATTCAACCGGCAATATAACCAAAATATATAAGTTGAATTTGTGTGGCTATTGTGAATATTATATAAGTTGAATATATGATTATACGCATAGCTGATTATATAACTTGAATATTGACATATTTAACGATAATTGATAATATGTTTATATAAATTGAATATTAAAAGAGGTGAGACAATGGCAAAAACTCCAGAGTATACAAAGAAAGCTATTCAGAATTACAATAACAAGTTTGACAGAATAGCAGTTAATTTACCAAAGGGGACAAAAAACAGGATAAAAGTATTGACCGGAAAAAGTTGTAATGCTTATGTTTCTGAATTGGTTGTAAAAGATTTAGACAGCTTAGAAAATAAGTAATTTGTTGGTAAAACGGAAACGATTTGTTCAAAAACTAAAGAGAAAGGAGAAAGCAATGGAGGAATTAGAAAAATTGGAAATTCCAGCAATCAAAGTTTGGGATTCTCAAAGGGTTGTAACTTTTAATGATATAGACAGAGTACATCAAAGACCTAACGGAACGGCAAAGCGTAGTTTTAAACAAAATAGAAAACATTTTATTTTGAACGAAGATTACTTTGAATTAACAAGAAAAGAGTTCGGGACGAATTTCGTCCCTAATTCCGAACCGTTAAAAGGGAACCCGAATTTGAAAGTCTTTTTATTTACAGAAACAGGATATTTAATGCTTGTAAAGTCATTCCATGATGATTTGTCTTGGAAAGTGCAAAGAAGACTTGTAAGCTCATATTTCAATTGTGGAAAGTTGCAAAACGAAGTGATAAATCGAAGTGATGTACCGCAACCGCATGAAGGTCATTATCCATCGTTGGCTAACACTTGGATGAAAGACCATGAACCTCTATTCAAGCAGATTTGTAGTGCCTATGGGATCAGCAGAAAGGAACTGTACCACAAGATATTGTTGGATATTGGGGATGATTATAATGTTGATGATTATAGAGTTTTCTATAAGCGCGATACCGGACACGCGCCAGAGTATATCATGGAGGTTGTATCGTTTTATCCAGAATTAAGGGAAGCGGCAGAAACTATCATACAGATACACATGAATAGAGTTAGAAGGTACCCAAAAGAGTATTTAGGGCATATATATAACAGATAAAAGATAATTCACAAACAAAGGGCAGCTTTTCCGGCTGTCTTTTCTTTTTGTCATGTCCAAAATAAACAACGTATCCGGGAATATCTTACAAAATCTCCGAAAAACTGCAAACAAACTATAAAACTTTTCTTAAATTTTTATAAACAAGGCTAGGTTCATTAGGTCTTTGACAAGTCCAAAAATGATAGAATAGTATCAGTTTTTACAAAAAATCGTCTGACAATCGTATGACATAACACGACACAATCGTCTGACGTCGCTTTTTCAGAACTATGTTTCTCTTTCTCTCTCTTTTTCTTAATCTTTTAGATTAATAATAATACACTGTATCTAAAGCCTATAGGTTTATAGTAAGTGTATATCCGCATACGCGCGCGGCGTAAGTATATAATACCACCGTAAAAAATTAAGGCTTGACTTTAAGCCCGAAAATAGTGTATACCAAAAGCAGAGAGAAATAAAACGGATTGGAGGTGCGAAAAGTATATGCAGGATGTAAAGAGTGTAGAGAATGTAGATCTTACAACCCTTATAGTGGATCTAGGTACAGTACAGATATACACATCAACTGTACAGGATTTAATAGACAACGCTTGTATAGAATTTCACATCGAAGATTTGTTAAAAGCTGGACAGAGACAATGGAAAGCTGTTATGCAGTATGTTGGTATGCATTTATTCCCGGATACATCGGTACTAAAAGACAAGAGTCTAAAACCTCTTGGTAATGCAACTATACCGACTAACTGTAATAGGTATGATAGAGAGGTATTATATAAGCTTTGTGATTATTATATATATATATCCAATGTGTATAGCAAGCTGGTAAGTACAGTAGCATTTAGTTATTTTTGTAATATACCTACAAACACAATGGATATATGGAGCACAGAAGAACCAAGCTCGTTGGCTTTCAAGATGTGGCAAAAATTACAACGATCTCGTAAGGATTGCATCCTAGATCGTGCGTACGATTCCAATAGCCCGGTAGGTACTATGTTCGTGGGCAATAACGAATTCGGCATGAATCAGCCTGGCATTGGAGATAATGCCACCCAAAGAAGGGCAATTACAGCGCAGGAGCTGCCAAGATTGGACGAGAAAAAGAGCAAAGAATTGCACGTAATTGACACACAATTCACAGATGCAGTGGCAAATAATACGGTTTAAATTGTGTGTGGTTATTCTACAATTCACAAATGCAGTAATACCAAGGGCTGTAGCGTTTTAACTATTCGTGAACTATTCGGAAAAGTTAGGTTTTGCGAATAGTTGCAAGGGTATGACATGAATTGTATTAAAACAATTTGATTTTCACACAATGACAACAAAACGAAATGGAAAATATTTTAGATTCCCATGTTTGCAAGAAAAGGATGGGGAGGGGGTCTGACAGAAAGACCACCGGGCGGCTACTAAGTCCCTTAAATACCTCAAAAAATAAAAAGCCACTTACAACACACCCATTGACTTTCACCGTAAATAGGCTATAATAAATTTATAACAATTCACTTTCACGTTGCGAATCGCAACTAAATTTCCAAAAAATTTTTAAAAACAAAAAGAGTGTTTCGGACAGGAGAATGATATATGACCGGAAATGAGTATCAGTCATTAGCCATGCGGACAAATGATCGCAAGGCGACAGAAAGAATTTCGGATAAACTTGATTTGCTTAAATTTTGCAAAAAGAACAATATCGCATCTGCGTTGCAAGATTATGACCTTGGCGGCATCTTCAATTCTTGTTTGGGGTTATCTGGCGAGGTTGGAGAATTTAACGACATAATCAAAAAATGGATTTTCCATGAGAAACAGCTTAATATTGACCACGCAAAGAAAGAAGCTGGCGATATTTGTTGGTATCTTGCAATGATTTGCGAATCCTTCGGCTGGAGCCTTGATGAAATCATGCAGATGAATGTAGACAAGCTTAAGGCGCGTTACCCAGAAGGGTTTGACATTGAAAGAGCAAACCACAGAGCGGAAGGTGATGTTTAATGGCAAGCTGCAGCAATGAGTTGATGAAAACCGAGTATTCCACAGCTTTTGATGAAAAACGCAAAGGTTTGATTGAACAGTCGTATTACAAATACGGACCAGCAAGAATGAACTTCTCCACAGGGAATGTGGATGCAATCGAAAGTTTGAAAATGAATCTTGCCAAGTTTGAAGAGACTGGGAATCTTGAATATCTGTGTGACGTTGCGAACTATGCAATGTTCCGGTTCATGTTCCCACAACAGGGAGAATATTTCAAACATACGGACTCTGATTCATCTGCCGGGATCTTCGGTATGAGCGTGAATGAAATGGAGCGGTTCAAACAGGAACATAGCTTTGAGGATGGGAGATATTGATACGGCTTTGAAAGTTATTGCAACAGCGGCAGATGCCCTCGTAATATTGGGACTTATGAGAGCACAGATAAAAGAGAGAGACAATTCAAACGCAATGGGGTATTTGCTTTCATACGCGATTTTTGCCATGAATATTATGGTCATTTGGAAATGATGGGCTATCGCCAAGCGGTA